GGAATAACCGCGTTTTGGTATAAAGCCTTTTTGGCTTCTTTCATATTGTTATATGTAGAACTGTCGGTATTGTTTAATAATTGAACCGGTATATTATATACATTACAAAGGTCTTTTATACTGCTATTATACTGCTCAATAAGCGCCAAATCGGAAGCTGGCAATCCAAAGTTTACCCAGCTTAATTTAGAAGGCGTTATAATAACGTCCCCTGCATTGTTGCTACCTTGGTGCTGCTGCCTAAATTTATCTTTTAATTGTTGGGCTTGTACCTCGTTAATATCTCCTTCATCGCTCATTAAGATACCCCTAGCCGTTTGGTTTTGTAAGTATTTAACTCCCGTTGTTACTGCCTCGTTATTTGTAGTTAAAGTTCTTAAACCTGCTCTAAGCGGCGACTGTCCGTATAAATGCGTCCCTGTTCCGTCGTAATCCGGGTTAAAGTTTTTAATGTGGCAAACATCTTCTGCCGCAGCTTCAAATGTTCCGTTGTATTGTAGTTTGTAACCTTGTACCGGCTCCATAATACCGCCACTTACTATTTCAACGTTTTGTGAAGGTAGTATGTATAGTTCCGTAAATTTACCTTGGCTTGGCCCACTTTCGGGACCAATTCCATAAATGTAACGGTTCCCTGTAAGTAAACCGAAACTAATTATTTCAGTTAGCCAGGCGTTATAAGATTGTGCTGGGTTTGGCCTATCCAATAATTTATGTAATGGCGTATTGTCTATTTCAGTAAATGCGCGCTTTCTAAGTACGTTAGCCGCGTGCATTGCGTTGCTATCCATATAGCCGCTAGTCATTGACTTGTAACGTTTAGCGTTGGCTTCATTGCTTACTTCATAAATCTGCAAAGGTATTGTTGTAGCCGCCTTAGTTACCAGGTTTATAATACTATAAACGGTTGCATTTCTTTGGTAGCCTTCACGAATATATGTATCGTCGTTTTCACTATTCCAAATAATTGAATTACCTAGCCAGTTGTAAAGTGCTTTGTTATAATTTACGTTGGTGTTTTGCGCTTGTTTGGTAATAAGCGTCTTAAATCTGTCTAAGATTGAAGCCATCTATATATAAAATTTTTTGTAAAAATACGAATTTTACACAACAAAAAAGCGTTTTAATAAATTACGCTCTATTGCATAACTTGTAACGTCAATATGTTCGTCGTGTTTAGCGTTTGGAAAAGTGCTAACCTGCTGCAAATACGCATCGTTCCAATTATCTTTAACTAAGTACACCCTACCACCTTCTAAAAATGGCGACGAAGCCCTAGCCCTTTCAATTTTACTAAACCTAACAAAATCCGTCTTTAATTCCGATACATTAAAGTTTGTTTCGCGCCTTAGTAATTGAACCAATGATTTACCCGACGCTTTTGGCTCGACTAATATTTGTTGAACTTTGACCCCGCAACCTTTTACGAAACTTTCTATAAAAGTTTTAAGTTCCGGCATTTCCAGGTATTTATCAATGCTTTTAAGAATATAAAGATTATCGCCGCTTTTACCGCTAATCTGTATTCCTGTCGGGTCGTTCTTAGTGTCTTTTGTATATGCGCCATCAATAAACATTTCCCAATTAACATCTGCGGGTATTTCAGCTTTATTAATAATATTAAACCAATCTTTGCGCCATTCCCCACCCTCTTGCGGAGACGGTTCCTGCATATACTGACCACTAAACGTATAACGGTCGGCTTGCCTAATAGCTTCTAATTCTGCAAAGCTATGTTTGCTAGGCCAAAGGGCGTTGTTGTTTTCGTCTATTGCTGCCAGCTTTAAATGGTGCCAATCTTCGCCACTCCCGCCGTCTAATAAGTAACCACTTAAATCGTCCTCGTGTAGCCTTTGCATAATAACAATAATAGGTACGTCTCGGCTATTTACACGGGATCTTATTGTAGTATTATATCGGTTATTAATAAACGAGCGTCTAACATCTGAAACGGCATCGTCAGGCTTTAAAGGGTCATCTATAATAATAGCCCCACCACTACCGGCACCAAATCCTGTAATCGCCCCACCCGAAGCGGTTGCATATACACCACCCCCTGCGGTTGTGTACCATTTCTTTTGGCTTTGGCTATCTTTTTTAAGTTGTAAAGGCCATAGGCTTTGGTATGCGTCTCCTGTAATGTATTCCCTGGTTTGGCTTGAATTATCTAAAGCTAGGGCATCTGAATAGGATAAGTGTATAAATTTAGCGGCTGGGTTTTTAGCAAGCGACCAGGCTATAAACATTTTTACGGCTATCTCGGTCTTGCCATACCTAGGCGGTATATTAATTATAAGCCGGCTTATTTCGCCTTTGCTTACCTTTTCAAGGGTTTGGGCCAGTTCGATATGAAACGGCGCCACCTCGAATTTATTGCCCGTGTTTTCTTTAAATATAAATCTTGTAAAGAATAGTAAACTATTAATACATTTATTTTTAATAACCTCCCTAACTGCTTCCATTTTCCCATTTTAGTACTCTTTGTCTAGTATTTTATCTATTTCCTCAATTGCTTCGTCAGACATTTTAGAAATTGGCATACCGCCTTGGTGTACAATTTCCTGGCGTTCTACATAACCCCTTTTTTTGCCTTTTGTTTTCAAATAAAAAAATACGCTTGCCTCTTTTTCCTTTTCAATATTCTTAAATAGCTTTGACTCTGCATAGTCTAACGCCAAGTTTTCTAATTCACTTACTGACTTAGCATACTCCGGGTCTTTATTTAGCCAATCGTAGTGCGTTTTTCTTGTAATGCCTACAATATTAGCAGCAGTAGAAACAATACCTAAAGTTTTTTCTAAGGCTTCCAGCATTGCTTTTTTTAATGTAACATTTTGTTTATTCATTCTATTTCATTTTAGCACCGCAAGTTGGGCAAATTTCTTTTGGTATTTCGTCTTGCGTGTTTTGTTCAATTGGTTCCTCATCAAATGCAAAAGTATCTTTAGGTAAATCAATTCCCCAATCCACTAACTTTTGAGTATTCCATTCATTTGCCAATATTTCCCAGTCCCAGGACCCAAAGCTAGAATTGTCTTTTATTATAAATTGGTTTTTTTCGTCGTCTGTCCAATCTAAAACCTGGTGTACTAGCACTTCTTTAAATCCGGCTTCTGTTAATGCTTTTAAACGCATATTACCACCTAACACTACCATATTTTCATCAACTACTAAAGGCCTAACCTCCAGCATTTTTGGAAATTCTTTTAATGAATTGACTAGCTTTTTAAAATTAGCTTTATTAATATACCTAGGATTATGCTCGTTAGGTTTTGGCTCGCTAATTTTTACGGTTTTAATCACTCCCATTTACTTAAACCAAACTATTGAAATTCCTAACGGCCCAATAAAAAACTGTATCATACGTTCGTCTTCGTCCATATAATAAAATTCCTCAATTGCGCCACTTGCGTAATTTACCCCTAAAGCAAAACCATATATAGGAAATAATTGTACTTGAAATGAACCCATATTTAATAATATTTTTTGTAAAGGTACTCATAAAGTTCAAAAATCTTTGCATTTACATTTTCATTTGTGTAAGGGTCGGGCGACTTTGTAAGCCTACCCATTACGTCCAGGGTTAAATAAATGCCTCTAAATGTAGGCTCCGGCAATATCTTAATATTGTTTTTTATACACCAAATCCTGGCGTTTGTTTGCGCGTCTGTTGGGACGTATTGCTTTACTCTTTTACGTTTTGCCATAATTAAAAAGGTACTTCTGTTTCGTCCTGGTCTAAATCTACAACCTCGACCATTCGTTTTGGTGCCTCAAATCTTTTTTGGGCCGCAGTTATTGGTTTATATACTGCGCCATTATCAAAATCGGGAGCAATACTAAAACTGCCAAGCCCTCCATTTTCTTTACGCTTTACCTTTTCCACGTGTATATCTACGCTATCACTTCCGTAGTCGGTGCGGTCGCCAATATTTCTGTAACAAATAAGCCCATTATAACACTTATTAAAAAAGTCTGCCGACCCGCTTATATCGTAAAGCGTTGGTTTTTTATAGTTACCA